CCCGGGAGACCCGGTCAACCATGATGTCTGTGCCTCCGAGCGGTCAGGCTTTCGAGATGAGTTGCAGGAATGCTGGATGCGGGAACACCGCATACATCATCCGCAGTGCCTGGTCTGCGTCGGGGACTGGTGTGTTGGGGCCAGCCGGAAGGCCAGCCATGGGTGGTTCTAGGGGACGTTCCGTGGGACCGAAGACATTACCCCCTATCTGGGGAATGGGCGGAAGGGGACCTCCCGAGGGTGGGGTTGGACCTGCTGGAGGTCCCCCTCCTGGCGGCACTCCCGAGGGGGAGACGGGAAGGGGTGCCGCACGCTGTTGATCCATTGAGGCAGCCCGGGTGCCATAGTCGCCCCCGGTGCTGGCCCGAAGTGGTTGCTTCTTGTTCCCAGGGCCTCCATCAGTGCGCCGTGAAAGGGCACCAGGACCTGAAACAGGTGCTGGATTCCTCGGGGTTCTCTGTCCACCTCTGGCCATGGGCTATGTGTTATTGATCGAATTTCGATCAGTAGGGCTTACCGCTGGACCGCTTCGATGCGGCCTTCTTCGGACCCGAACTCGTCTTCGCCCCAGCTTTGCGCTGCTGCGATGTTCGCCTCTGCTGCTTCTTGTTGCCGACTGGCTTGCTTGGCATACTCTTTTTCCTCCTGGTTCGCATCCCGGTAGCGGGGGAGGTGAACGATCTTCCACACCCCTTCTCTGCGGGAGAACTCTTTCCCCACCTCGAAGTGGAGCACCTGACCTTTGGGCACCCCGTACTGGCCATAGTTGGTGGTGACGATCACATAGTCGTCGTATGGCCCCCACTCCTGGACCCCTTGGGTCTGGGGGTTGTAGGTAGGGACATTGGTCGGCTCCGCAGGGAGAATCTTCTCTGGCTCCGGGACCGGCGCTGCTGCCGCATTGACATCGGCTTGGGCTTGCGCCCGCCTCGCCTCGGCTGCGGTGATCATTGCCTGCTTCTGTTCTGGGGTCAGTTCTGCCATTACCTACCTCCGCTTCGGTTCACTGCAACAGTCTGGACGCCACCCCCGGTGCGCCCGTTGGCCTCCATTTCGGAGAGCACGGTCTGAACAGTAGGCCCGGGACCCATCTCTGCGGGTTCAGCCCCAGGAGGGAGAGCGCCAGGGGGTGGGGCACCGGGCATCCCACCGGCCATCATCGCGGCTTCTTCCGGTGAAGGCTGCGGTGGCTGTGGGGTGAAGTACTTCTTGAAGATGTCGGTGGCCTTGTCGGGATGCTCCTGGATTTCTTGGAGGGCCAGGGCAGCGGTGGGGTCTTTCTCCGAGGCGGCGGCTTCGAGCATGGCGAAGAGGTCGGCCCGGGCACGGTCGGCCAAAGCCCGGTCGTCTATCAGGGGGAGATTGTCGAGGCCCTTGAGGTTCTCCCGCATGGTGGTGACATCTATGACTCCGGCTTGGAGTAGCTGGAGACCGGCCACGATCTTGGAGTTGTCGTCCCACCCCGCCATCATCCCATAGACCCTCCGTGACCTCCAGTGCCCCGAGATCGCCTCTTTGGGCACATAGGTCTCGGCTTTGGTCCGGTTGCCTTCGATCCAGAACAGCCGCTTGGTCTTGGAGCGTTCATGCTTCTCTTCCCACTCCAACCTGCGGGTGTCTGCCTCTTCGAGGGCTGCCCCGATCACCACCTGGTATTCGTCAATGTTGACATCTACCGGGTCTCGAAGCTCCTGTTGGCCCCGTCCGGTGATGAACCCGCCTCGGGCTGCCAGAGAATCAGAACCTGCGTCGTAGGCGGCACCGATCCGTAGCTGGCGCTCCAGACGGTCGATCTGCTGGAAGACACCAAAAGTGCTGTCTCCTGCGGGACGCTCGATGCTGGCTCCCGCTGAGATGTAGTTGATCGCTCCCCGCCCCTTCTCATATTCCCCAGATTCAACATCGCCGCCGATGATGTTGGTCTCCCGGAACACGCCGTCTTCGGTGGCGATCAAGGCGAGCACGTTGAACTTGGCCTGTTGGGCAACCAACCCGATGACATGGTGGTAGGCGCTCTGCAACCGGTCGAAGGAGAATCTCTTCCCGACCACGAACATGGGTCCGGTGTCACAGATGTTCTCGGTGTAGTCGAGGATCATCCCGAATTCGGGGGCACAGACGTAGCACCCCTCGTCGCAGTAGTACTCAAGTATCTGGGTGCCGCCCCCGGTCCCCGCCCAGGTGGTCTCGGTGCCCACCGCATTCCCATCGGGCATCAGATACCGCTGGTTCTCTTTCTGACGGCTCTTGGTGATTGCCCCCCAGTTGTACTCGGGATAGGTCCGTTCCAGGACAGGGATAGGCACGTTTCTGCGATAGGCAATCTCAACGGGCTGTTGGTCCACCCCGAAATACCCGGGCCAGGAATCGAAGGGGTCTCGCAGTTCCAGGTGGGGCCATAGCTGGCCGGTGACCTTGTCCCGCCGAGGCCGGATCACCCACGAGTAGAAGGCGTATCCGGGCAGCCACCGGCCAATTTGGGGGAACTGGAGGTTGACCCGAGACATGTGATCCCAGCCTTCCACCATGTGCTCCCGGGTCTCGGCTTCCCGTCGTGCCTGGGCGGAGTCACGGTTCCCGTAGGGCATCTGGAGAGCAGGTGGCTGACCCACCTTCTGGGCGAGCCGTTCCACACCACTGGCCATCATGTTGACCGCAGGAAGGTCGGCTCCCAGCTTGGAGAGCTTGCCCGAGGTGCCTTTGCCTTGATCCCAGGCCATGATCGCTGCGATCCCTGCCGCCCCACCGTTCATGATCTGACGGACCCGCCACCGGTCATCGGCGTAGGCGCTGTTCTCGGCTCGGAGAACATCGAGGCGGTCAAGGATGGCTTTACTCATCTGGGAAGTCTGTCAGCCCAAGATAGCCAGTTTCTCCCCAGGGGGGTTCGGTGTATGAGGCAGAAACGTAGTCGGGATAGGAGCGGGGAGTTCCTCGCACCTCTTTGCGCAGCATCCGGGCTTCCCGCTTCCATCTCCTGATGACATCGGAGAAGGGGAACCAGGAGGCCATGAGGATGTCGGAAATGGCCAGGTTTCTGCGTTGGCTGCGGGTCTCCCCGGTGAAGTTGACCAGTTGTCGGATGTAGCCCTCCACCTTGCGTTTGGCCTCCGGTGAGGCGTAGGGCAACACGATGTGGCCTTCATGGAGGGGTTTGGCCAGTGAGGTCACCCCAAAGTGCTCATCATGCTTGTTGGGTCCGGTATGGGTGGGTCGGATTTCGAGGCCGAGTTCGTTGCCCAGAGCTTTCACCCTGGGATCATCGAAGAAGACTTTTTGGTAGGCATTGTCTTCCACCACCCAGATACGGTTCTGATACCGCTCATACCAGTCCCTCATGATGGCGAGGGCACCGTCGATTCCTCCCGCCTGTTGGGTCTCCAGGTCCACCAGGTAGTAGGTGTCGTGGTGGTTCTTCCAACGGGGATCGTCGGGGTGATAGCCGGGTTCCCAAGAGGGCATGGTGACCGCCCAGAGCACGGAAGCCTGGACCCCCCGCGCTGCCGGGTCCAGCCCGGCAACCAGCCGATAGGAAGCAGGGAGTTGGTTGATTCCAACATCGCGGGAGGGGTCCAGAGCGTTGGCCCGGATTAGCTCCGGGTCGAATATGGCCGTCCCGTCAGGCCGTGGTTGGTTGAGGTACATCATCTCGAACAGGGCAGGGCCTACATCGTCGTGTTGTTCCCGGAGATAGGCCAGGTTGTTCAACTCGGGGAAGAGCAGACAGGCTTCGGGATCGAAGAGTCCTTCATGGTCCTCGAACAGGTCACGGCCACAGATGGCGCTGTCGTGGGCACGTTCCACGATGTGTTTCCAGTTCGGGTTGTCCAACAGCCAGGAGTAGAGGTCCTCGGGGTGCACCCTCGATGAGATCACATTCAGCCCGGTGTGGGCCATCTTCCTGGTGACTATGCGTTGGCGGAAGATTTGCAGGCTTTTGTCTCGGCCTCCCGGGGTATACGAGGTGTCGGGGTCGGCGGGGTCGTCCACCACGATGTCGTCGGCGTCGATGGAGAGAATCTTGGAATCCACCCCGGCGCACCACA